GACAAATAAAATCTTCAACCCTTCCGCCATCTGGTTTGAGTCAATCCAGTTTGCTGACTATGTGGCGCAACTTGCTACTCATCTCAGGGAAGAACACGGAGGAGAGTGCCGAGAAGAAATCGCAGGAAAGTTAATTATTATGTCGGAGAACTTTAAAGAGTTAGCCGAACATGCAATGAAAATTTTAGACAATTCAGAAAAGAGTATGAAACATGGCGCATAGTAATAAAGAAATGCTTTCCATTATTTGGTGCGACAATGGCACTACCGATGGCAAGTTTACTGAGGGCTTGGTTTATACACTGATACATGCAGCATCCGTTGGTGTGCCAGTTAACAATGCTGTTCGTGTTCAAGGTAATCAGATTGCCCGACAAAGACAAGCAGCCATTGAGATGTGGCAGCAGGTCAATACCGATTGGGCGCTGTGGGTTGATTCAGATATTGTCTTAACCAAAGAGATGTTAAAGAGTCTATGGGATGCTGCTGACAAGGTAGCCCGACCTATAGTAAGCGGTGTTTATTTCATCTCTAAGCAGATGGAAGGCTCACTCATGCAGCCTATGCCTTGTGTCTTTAATGAAACTGGCAATGAGTATGAGATTAGTTATCTTCATCCTCTACCTAAGAATCAGATAGTAAAGGTTGACAATGCAGGCATGGGTTTAGTGCTGATGCATAAGAGTGTACTCAAGGGTTTAAACGATAAGTTTCCTGACCAGTTTTGGTTTGGCGAGAACAACGAACGAGGAGAGAAATTTATCGGTGAAGATATTTCTTTCTTCCGAAAGGTAAAGGCTGCAGGTATACCTGTTCATGCCCATACTGGTGTACTTGCTAAACACATGAAACGATTTGCTTTTGATGAAGCCTATTACAACCTGTATTGGACAGCAGCAGCAGAAGCAGTAGAGAGGAGAGAACGCGATGCCAAGTCAGCAAGTAGCCAACAAGCGTAGAGGTGCTGCATGGGAAATAGACCTTGCTGATTTCTTTATGCAACAAGGTTTAAACGCACAGCGTTTACCTCGTGCTGGTCGTAATGACATTGGCGATGTGTTTGTTCCTGGAGTCAATGGTATCTATGTAGTGGAAGCCAAGGCTCCACGGCGGGATGGTCGCATTGATTTGAGTGGTTGGATTCGTGAGTCTGAGATTGAGGCAGAGAATTACCGTATTGCAAAGCGATTGACAGTTGCGCCTACACCATTGGTGATTATCAAGGCAAGCAACAAAGGGACAGGTGAAGCCTATGTCGTTCAGAAACTCAGTGATGTCCTCCCCAACCTCTAAACACAGCATAGTTAAAGTACTTGAGCATTACGGATTTGTAATTCCTCAGAATCGTGGAGGGTGGCAATCAATTCGTTGCGCTTTTCACAATGACCATGTGAAGTCGGCTCGTTTAAACATAGACAATGGTGGCTTCAGATGTTTTGCCTGCGACATGGCAGGAGATGTGTATTCATTAATCATGAAAAAAGAAGGAGTGGATTATGGCAAGGCTCTCAAAATCGCAGAGAGAATTACTGGCGAAAGCAACGGAGAACTACGCAACAAGCCTAGGAGAAGCGTTGCCTTACCTAATGAATCGCGGTATAACGGAGCAAACGGCGCGTATGTTCCGCCTCGGATTCGTGGCGAATCCTGAAGCAGGACATGAACCTTACCTCGGTAAGTTGGCTATCCCATACCTCACTCCATCGGGTGTGATTGATATTCGTTTCCGTAGTTTAAACAACGATAGCGGTCCGAAGTATCTATCAAGACCTGGAGCAAGCACACACATTTACAATGTTGATGCGCTTAGTAGTGATACAGATTTCCTTGTGATATGCGAAGGTGAATTAGACACCATCATCGCTACACAAGTTGGCTTCTCAGCAGTGGGATTGCCAGGGGCTAACAACTGGAAACCGTTTTACTCTCGTGTTCTTGCAGATTGGGAAAAGATTATGTTGTTTTGTGATGGTGACAACGCAGGTAAAGAGATGGCAAAGACCCTCTCAAGAGAATTGGACAATGTATTCCCCGTGTTCATGCCTGATAACTGCGATGTTAACGATGTGTTCCTTACCGAAGGAGCAGAGGGACTACGAAAGCGAGTGGGTGTTTAAACAAGTGATTGTTAAACTGAGTCAAGAAGAAGTGCGGGTGTGTACCACACTGGCAGTAGAGCGTTGGCTCACCAAGTTTGGTTCCATTGATAGACCCAACTATGCAGCAGGTAAGAAGTTTGGAAAGTTAGAGCCTGAGATTCTTGCGAATATCAGAGCCAATGTTGCTGAGTGGGCAGTGGCTAGAGAATACAACTTGTCATGGTCAGTGCCTTGGTATCCCAATGAACTGCACTCTAGGCGCAAGAACATACCTGATGTGGGTGAGTTTGAAGTTAGAACTGTAAGGACTCAAAGCGCAATTCCTTTTTGGAAGAAGGATGTAGGCAGAACAATCTTCGGCGTTAAGATTTTAGATGAGGAGTATTATTCCATAGTTGAAATCTTTGGTTCATTTAAGGCTGATGATTTTATGATAGATGAATACGCCGATGCCTCAATAGATGGCTGGCGCGTACCTATTGAATTGATTACAGGTGGCATTGATGGATAGCCAAGACAAAGTTTGGGAAACTATTTATGGTGTGGCTAGGCAGGTGGCAACCCGTGCTAATCGCATACACCGTGGACTTGTAACTGCTGATGATTTATACCAGCACCTTTCATTGTGGGCATTAGAACACTGGCACAAGATAGAACAATGGAGTGCAGAGGAAAGTCTAAAGTTTAAACTGCGTAAGACTTTCTATAATGAAGCACAGAAATATGTAGCCAAAGAGCGCTCGCATCTATCTCGCGCACCAATCAATGATAGTTTTTACTACACACATGAGGTGTTGCATGAACTATTGCGTGATGTATGGACACACCAAGGCTGGACAGATACTCCTGATATGAGCAATGAATACATAAGTCGTAGCACTAAGCCATCGGAAGGTGGCAATCGCATTGCACTTTTGTCAGATATTGCTGCAGGCTTGGACCGTTTAAACAAGACAGACAAAGACTTACTTCGTATGCGCTATGCCAATGGCGGTATGGAGTTTGGTGCTCTTGGTGAAACTTATGGAACTACTGAGGAAGCCATGCGTAAGCGTGTTAAACGGGCATTGAATAAGTTGCAAGACAGATTAGGTGGAGAGGCACCAGTGTGGCGTGGGCGCAGGCGCGTTCGCTCCAATGCTGAATCAAGAGCAGAGATTAGAAATCAGGAGGAGCAAGAGTGATTTACCTTTGGTATTGGTATAACCGTTTGAAGTGTTTGTTTGGCTTTCACTTTTGGGTTGGCACACTAGCAGGCGATAATTTTGACGACCCAGTTGATTACTATTGGTGTATGAACTGTCATAAAGAGCAGAAGGAAAGTCCATACAAGGAGGATAAATGATTATCGGATTGAGCGGATACGCTCGCAGTGGTAAGGATACAGTTGCAGAACTACTGGTACTTAACTATGGGTTTAAACGCATGGCGTTTGCTGATGGTATTCGTGAAGCATTACTTGCATTGAACCCTATTCTTCATGATGGTATGCGTTTAAACGAGGTAGTACAAATGTATGGTTGGGATGTTGCCAAGTCTAAAGATGAGGTGCGCCGTTTGCTTCAGGTCATGGGTACCGAAGTTGGTCGCAAGTTAATTCATGAAGATGTTTGGGTGTGGCGTTTGTTGAATCAGGTTGCCACTGGTGAGCGCATTGTTATACCCGATGTTCGCTTCCCTAACGAAGCACGCATGATTGAGAATCAAGATGGGGAAGTGTGGCGTATAAACAGACACAACCATGGCGCAGTCAATGACCATATCAGTGAACGCGCTTTGGATAACCACATGTTTAAACGAGTCCTCTATAACGATGGAACTCTTGATGATTTATCTGATGAAGTATTCATGCTAATGCACAATGTGTTTAAACTATGAGCGACCCACAGATAGATAAGTTTGTTAGCAAGATTGAAGATGCAAAGATACCTGAGAAAGATGAGTGGTGTAAAGGTTTAAACGCTGGACTTGATTGGGCTATTCGTATTATTACTGGCGATAAATCTGCTTCATAAATAAACAAGCACCGCCTTCGGGACTGGTACCTAAGCGGTGCTTGCTGTTCTAGTTTAACTTAATTTCCTCTGTCTTTCAACTGCGGGTCAATCAATGCCCAACCCCTCCTTCTGCGTTCTTTTTCACGCATCACTGGGGTCATGCCACCCCATATACCGTAGCGTTCGTGGGCTAATCCCCACTCGGCACATGCCTCAATGACTGGACAACCACCACAGATTCGCTCTCGTATGTAGCGCTCCTGTTCAGGGGTAAACTTATCCGTTAGGGGATAAAAGTTTTCCGTTGGTACGCCAGCACACTTGGCATCTTTAAAGTTGTTTGGATTGTACACAAGTGTGTAGTACCTACGCCCACGCGTTTCTACTGCGTTGCGTATCTTATGAAATTTTGGTCGTATTTGAATAACCTGTCGCATTTAGATACTCCATAACTGAGGCAACCAGTATGTCAACGCGTACTGGTCTAGTGATAATTGGGTCAGTGGCTATCTCTGCGTTGAAGGTAAGCCCACTGAGTATGAGATGCTTTTGTAATCCTTGTAATAGTTCTTGGTATTCTTGCATTAGTACCAACCCCTTGAGATGTTGCTACCTAGTGCCTTGCAGATATTTCCGCCATACTTGCGCTGGATATATGCAAGTCCTGCCTCCACTTGAACGAAGCCATTGTCGGTGCGTTTAAACCCTACAAGTTTCCATGTTGATGGCATGAACTGGGCAATTCCGTATGCTCCACTCTCACGATTTAATGCTCGTGGATTCCAGTTTGATTCTCGCATCCATAGTGTGTAAAGACATGACCATTGCTCAAGTTTGCCCATCTGTGTGAGCATGTCTACTGCGTAGCGTTGGTATTCGTTCTCATAGAAAGCAATCACCGTGCCTGCCACTCCATCACTGGCTGGTGTGATAGGCACATGTGATTTGTCAAAGAACCTGTCGTCTATTGCCACACTTGCGGTAACAATGAGGAAGATGGCGACTGCTCGTTTAAACATTATGCGACCAATTCTTCCTTGGCGCTGATGTTTTGTATCAGGGTCAGTAGGTAATCAGGGATGTCGGTATCGTAGCCTTCATCATCTGATTTGCCAACGATTACTATGTTGCCT